TCACTCAGATAGGAGTATAATTGCTTGGATGCAACCACGTACGATACCATCACTTAATAAATCATTTAACGTTTCAACAATAACTGCTATAACTTCACTAGATCCATCTACACTTTACGTGTATGACCCTTCATTATATAGTGAAGCAAACTATAGTGTAACGCTTAACACTCCTGCATCATTGCCAGAAGTGCAAATTGATGAAAGTGTTGTAATAGCTCGTCCGGGTGCACTTAATTTTTATGCAAAGGTTGTTGCTATAAGTATAAATCCTCTTACATATCATTGTATGATAAATCCATTTGTTCTTGAAGATCTTGTTAATATAAAATCTGATTGGAACACACAAAAAGAATATAAGTTAACAAGAAAAGAACCAGTATCAATCTTAGATGGTGTAAATGATTTTGGAGAACATGTATTTTCTATAAATGTATATGCAAATCAATATATTGCAATAAATTATGGGCATACATATGCAAATGATGATGCTTACGTAGTAAGATTAGATGATAAATTAAACGATAATGAATGGTATGGAATTATAGTAAATGTTGGAAATTCATGGCAACAGTATAGTGTGTATGTGTGGAAGAAACATGAAACTGATAAGAATGCAAAATTACAAAATATATTCTATGAAACTATACGTCTTTATCCTGAAGAAATTGCAGTTCACCAGTATTCTATCAATAGATCACCTGGATATTTAACAAATATAAGATTATATAGTGCGACTATTGAAGAAGAACGTATGAGCAATGAGTTATTATCATATTTTATAAAAGACGGTGACCAAACGATAATAGCAGATTTGGCTGACCCGCTACTTAAACTCCCATATATTACGAAACAAAGATAGTTATGAGAGCTAAATTTATATATGAAAAGTTCTCTGAAGAAACTGATCCTATTGAAGATTTAGGTATTGGCGGGTTTAAACATATTCATACAGAAGAAGAACTTAAAAAAAGATTTCCTAATGCATTTCGTTATTCAACATTTATAACATATTCTATTTTTGACCTTAACAATGATCAAAAATTATTTGCAAGTGCTGCACATAAAGTTGAAGGAGAGAAACCACATTTTATAATGGATTATGATCCTACAAAATTTGATATTGTAAGTATTTATACATTAGGTGAAAAGAATAAACACAATGTGTTATGGAGCCAGGATATTTGGAATGATATATAGTATACAATTAAAATAAAATGTTATGCAAATTAAACGTGAAAGAGAAGAGCTTGAAAAATTTCTAGAGAAAGCTCCTGAAAGTATTGATAAAAATGTTGCAGTTCCTGGTGAAAATATGACTGAATTACATCAAGAACCACTAATGAATGTTAATTTTACTGATCTTAAAACTCAATGTGAAAAAGAAGCACGTGTTATGGTGAAAAATGCAATTGCATTTATTATTCCTATAGATATGATTAAGAAAAATAAATATCTGAAAGATAAATTTAAAGTAGATGTTATATCACTAGCTGGTATGATTTATCAATTAAGAACTAATGAAATTGTTCAAAAATCTTTAATAGATCAAATAAATTCTGGAATGGCACATCCTAGAATGTATGAAGTTTTTGGACAATTAGCAAAAGTAATTGGAGAACTTAATAAACAATTATTACAAACCTGTGAAGCACTAAAAGAAACTTATAAAACATTTAAACAAGATGTTAAAGAACAAAGAACAGAAGCTTTAGGACCTTCAATGGGACAAAATGGAATGTTAACTACAGGTGATGGCGGGGTTGTCACAAGAGGAACAAAAGAGTTAATAAATCGAGTTAAAGAAGTTAAAAATCAAAGAAATAATAACTTAAATAATATTGAAGATATACATATAATTCCCGATATTCCTATTAATAATTATTAATATACAATAAAAAAACATGCAATCTACAGTAATATGGAATAGTGCATCGGTTCAACATACGTTAGATAAACTTAGAATGGGTATACCCGCGGATTTGGGTGCATTTCATCAAGGAGATATTGAATTAAAAGCAGCTAATCTTTTATATCAATTATCTCAAGATGAAGTTGATGAATTCCATAAATGTTCCGATGATATTATATATTTTGTTGAAAAATATTGTAGATTTATGACAGATAAAGGAAGACGATTAGTTCCTTTAAGAGATTATCAAAAAAAAATATTATTAGCTCTTGCAGAAGAACGATATATTGAAATTCTTGATGAATTAGGCCCCAGTAATAGAAACGTTATAGTTTTAGCAAGCCGCCAAATTGGTAAAACGACAACAATATCTGCATTTTTTTCTTGGTATCTTTCGTTTCACAATGATCGAAACCTTGCAATTTTGGCCAACAAGGAAAAAACTGCATTTGAAATTGTTGATAAAGTAACTAATGTATTTAAAGGTCTTCCATTTTTTTTAAAACCTGGAATTATTAATATTGGTGCAGGTGGAATGGTTCTTGATAATGGATGTAAATTATTATCTCAAGCTACTACAAAAACTGCTCAAATTGGTTTTACAATTCATGTTCTTTATGCGGATGAATTTGCACATATTCAACCAAATATTGTAAATGATTTCTGGAGATCTGTATATCCTACACTTGCTTCTTCAGAAATATCACAATGTATAATAACATCAACTCCTGCTAGTGAATTCGATCTTTTCTTTGAAATATGGAGCAAAGCGATTAAAAACGAAAATTCATTTATGCCATTTAGAGTTGATTATTGGGAAGTTCCTGAACACGATGAAGTATGGGCTGAAAAAATGAAAAAAGATTTTACAGAAGAAGCATTTGCTCAAGAATTTGAACTTTTATTTAATCGTGGTGATACACTTCTTTTAGGTTCTCATGATTTTAATTTTCTTAAAAAAATAGAAAAAGATTATGTTTTTCATGATTTAGAAAAAACAGATCTTGATGAAAGTCTTTATCGTAATCTTACGTGGCATCCTAAGTTTGATCCAAATGAAAATTTCGATAAAAAAACAACACGATTTGTTTTAAGTATAGATACAGGTGAAGGAAAAAGTGAAGAAGAAATAAAAGATAATGATTACAATGTTTGTAATGTATTTAAAGTAGAATTAAAAAGTTTAGTGCAATTAAAAAGACTTAGAAAGGATGAATCAAGAATCAAGAATATGTTTAGATTATCCCAAGTAGGGCTCTATAGAGATAATATAAAAGACGAAGAAAACTGTGCTAAGGTCGCAAGATCACTTGTTTTTGATCAATTCGGAGAAGATATTTGTAAAATTTTAATTGAAATGAATTTTAACGGAAAGCATTTTCTTGATAAATTTTCTCAACATGATAAATTCGATGATCTAGTTGTATTACATACATATCATATAAAACCTATTATAGGAATAAAACCTTCAAGAAAAAAACCCGGATTTAAAGTAGGTCAAGATAGAGATTTTTTCTGTAAAATGGGCAAACAATTAGTTACAAAACAACTTATAGTTATAAATGAATCTGAAACAGCTAGGGAATTCAGAGGATTTGGAAAAGATAAAAAGGGAAAATATAGAGGTATAGGTATTCATGATGATATTGTAATGAGCACATTAAATATCGCTCGTTTATTTGAAGAAAATGAATATGAAGAATGGTTATATGATCTATTTGAGGATTTACTTGCTTCACCGACTAAAGAACTTATGAGTAAATTACTAGAAGAATATATTGAATCTGAAGAAGTTGAAGATAATTTATATAAAGCTATGTATGATGATACACAAAAAGAAATGACTGAATCTGCTATTTTAAAAATGTTAAATAATGCTAATAAAGATATAAGATATAAACCAAGTTCAACTTTTGGAAAAAGTAACTATGGTTTTCCATGGAGAAAAAGTTAATTTTTACATTATTAAACTTTAATATATAATAAAAAGAAGATTAAAATAATATTTAAAATATGAAAATAGCACTTGATTTAAGTCAGTTCCGAAGTGCCGGTGTATACACGGTTGAAATTGATAATTCAGAACGTATAGTTGTAACATCACAATCACTAAGATTAGTTCCTGGATTTGCAATGCAAGGACCTTTTAACACTCCTGTATTTATTAGATCAACAAGAGATCTTGAAAGATTTTATGGACCAATTGATACTAAATTAGAGAAAAAGGGATCATTTTTTCAAAGATCAATACAAACATGTTTATCAACAGCACCTGTATTTGCTATTAATTTATTAAAAGTAAATACTATTGACGCTACATCTAATACAGATACAGTTGATCTTATAGGTTTTGGTTTAGATTCAAGTGCAAATGATACTACTATTTATAGCGATTTGTACATTAACTTCTTTAATCGTCAAAGATTCTGGACACCTGATACTGATTATCTTCAGGGAGTTGTAGTTAATAAATATGGTTCTGGAGATATTTATAATGCCCCTTTATTTCAAATTGCTAATGTAGGAACACGAGATATTTCATTTGTAGTTAGAAAAGCACAAGGATTAACACAATATAGTGTTTATGCAGTTGACTGGTATGGTGGAGTTACTAATATTCCTTACGAATGGATACGTCCATATGATTACATTAAGGATTATTTTATTCAAGTTACTGCAATAGAAGGTGATTGGACAGATTATGATAGATTATCTACTGATCCATATTATTCACAATTCTTTAATTCTAAAGGACTTATACCATCTGCATTTAATAATTTTATTAATGCTGCTAATATCAATTTAATAGGTTCATGGACAGGATGTATTATTCCTGATTTTAAAGATCAAACAGGTTCAGAACAATTTATTGAATCTGTTGTTAACGCAGGAACTGCTTTAACGGGTATCTTATTGAACGTTAATCAACAGGCTCTTGAAGAATTAAATTGGAATGAAACTACAAGTCAATGGGTTCTTGGAGAAGCTGCAACAGCTGCACCTTTCCAAGTTGATCTAGTTGGTCATAATTTAATAGATAAAACTGTTATTAATACACAATTTTTAAGTTATGATATTAGTATAGCTAATGCTGTATTACATACAGATATTTCTATTTCAGCACATCCTGTAGGTGATACAACACAAAGACAATTTTCTATTGATAATTCATCTACAGGTGTTTATCAAATTGTTACAGTTGGTACACTTATTGAAAAATCAACTGCATCTGGAGAAATTCCGGGTGTAACGTATGTAACTGCAAAATGGTATGATGGTTCAGCATATATTATTCAAACAGCTGAAGCTGTTACTGCAGGAAATGTTACAGTTCAAAAACGTATAGATGATGCGTCTGTTTCAACAGCATATAAATTTAAGAGACTTGATGGATTGCATCTTGGATACAGACATCTTCCAGGATATGATGAAAATGGTGCTCGTAATGCTGAAGATGGCGTTGAAAAAATATATGGAATGCTTGAAGATGGTGGAATCTTAAGAGGTTTGACTAATCAAGATATGATTCAATATCGTTATATTGTTGATACAATGGCTTATGGTCTTAGATCTGAAATGGGCGGTAAATCACATCTTTCAAAATTAGCAAAAGCTAAAGGAAAATGTACAGCTCTTATTAATGCTCCTGCAATTTCTCAGTTTGCTGCATCAACAAATCCTTATTTCTGTGATACATTTGTAAGTGGTGTAGATCCAGTTCCAGTATTTAATACTCAATGGATTGCTGAAGGAGGAAATCCTGATATGCCAAGAGATTTTAGATTCACATTACCAAATGAAGAAAATGGTTCAAAATACTGTGGTGTATTTGGTCCATTCTTAAAATATAATGAAGGTGGAAAACTTATTAATGTTCCACCTGCTGCAGATGTTGCAAATGCATATGTAAGAAAATTCTTAGGTGGCAACCCATTTGCAATTATAGCAAATAAAAACGGTATTCTTGCTAACTCTAACCTTGCTGGTATAGAATATATGATTGATAAAACAGATAGAGATTATCTTGAACCATTTGGTTATAACTCAATCATAGAAAGAGCTACAACTGGTCAAATAATGATTTATGCTAATGCAACAGCATTTCAAATTATTAAAAGTGATTTTAATAATCTTCATGTTAGAGAATTACTTAATACCATTGAAATACAAGTTGAAGAAGTATTGAAACAATATGTATTTGACTTTAATAATCCTGTAACTAGACTTAATATCATAAATTCCGTATCTCCAATACTTGAAACTATTAAAGATGCAGGTGCATTAACTAAATATGATATAGTTATGGATGAAACTAACAATACACCTGAATTAATAGCTGATGGCTTTGGAATAATTGATATTGGTGTTTGGGTAACAGGTGCTCTTACTAAGATTATTAACAGAATTACAGTTAACACAAATGCTGGTATAAGCTCTGGTGGATTTATATACTAATAAAATGAAATATATAATATAAAATAAATATAATATCATGGACTTTAAATCACAAGGAACGTTCGGATTATCACACTTCAGAAATTCTCGTGCTGCACAAGAAAATTATGAACCCGTATATTTAAATTTGTTCACAGTACAACTTCAATTACCGGCTGGTATTGGTGCAACTGATGAAGAAACTAATCTTATGTTAGAGAATGTTCAAACTATAGGGGGTTTAAAATCACATAAATTCCCTGCAAGCCCTGTTGCACAACAGTATAAATGGGCTACTAGAAGATTTGCTGGTGCTAAGCCTTCCGAAACTACTATGGATTTAACATTAAATTTTGAAGTTAACGTGGATAGGACTCCAAGTAACTATATTCTCAAAACTCTTCGTAAATGGTGTGATTTAGTTTATGATCCACTTACAGGTAGAACTGGAATAAAAGCAGATTATATTGCTCCATGGATGTTAATCACAATGTATGATAGAGCAGCAAGACCATTCTGGCAGTGGAAATGTTACAATGTATTTCCTATGACTGCATTACCAGAACCTGCATTAGACTATATGAGTGAAGTAATTTACAAAATAGAAGGATTTGGCATAGCTTGCGACATGTGGGATGAAACCATTGTGTAACAACATGTTACATACTTTATATAAAGGATTGATTTATTTAATCAATCCTTTTGTTATTTTAACAAAAAATTAACATCAACAACATCAATATTCTATATGGGATGAGATATATAATATAAAGATATAATGTTTAGAAATCCAGATTTACCCAGAAAAAGGTATGTTTATTTTTATATTTACATTGTAACTAATTTGTTAAATAATAAACAATATATAGGTCAACATGCTTCAAATGATGAAAGTGATAGTTATTATGGAAGTGGAAAAATATTAGAACGATCTATTAAAAAATATGGGAAAAATAATTTTAAAAGAGAAATTATTCAATATTGTGATTATGAAATGGAATTAGATGAATGTGAAATTTATTGGATTAAAGAATTAAATACAAAAGTTCCAAATGGATATAATCTTACAGATGGTGGGGAGGGTAGTAG